AACATTGATTGAGTAATTTTTTCCCTTATACCAATAATGCTTAACTTTTTCAGGATCTATTCCTACTTTCTCGCATTCATCAAATACACCTTTATCAACTCTTTTACTGATTATTTTGGCTATATTTCGCCTGATATTGTCGGTTATTTGTATACCTAATTCTTTGCAAATTATCCTACTTGTTTCGCTCTTATTTCCATTATCAGCATATAGCTGCATAATTCTTTCCACATTTTCAACCATAAAAAAACCCCATTAATTTAATAATGAGGCTAAATTTAATTATTTTTTTAGTTTATTTATTTGTTTCTTAATTATTTTTTTCTTATCGTCCGTAACATATAGTAAACAAGTTTCGAGCATTTTTATTAAATATTCAAATTTCATATTAAAATAGTTTTTGTTGGTTTGTATGGTTGTTTATTCGTTCCATTGCTTTGTCAAAATACTCTTTATCAAGTTCACAAGCTGTCAAATCAAATCCGTAATCGTGGCAAGCTATTGCAATACTTCCACTGCCTAAGTGCGTATCTAAAATTTTATCTCCTTGTTTTGCGTATTTATCTAAAAGCCATTTGTAAAGTGCTACTGGTTTTTGTGTTGGGTGTATTCTTATTTCTTTATTTTTCATATCACCTTGTAACATTCCATTCCATCTAAATTCAAATTTTCTTACTGCGGTTTTGAAAGAAGTCCAACTCAATTCACAATCAGCAAAATCTCCCGTATTATCTTTGTCCCATACTATCCAACAACTACTATTTGCTTGTGGTATGTTTTCAATAAAATGATTTGCACCCCAAATTATTTGATTTTTAGAAACTCTAATTAGTTCGTTAAAATATTCCTTTGGTGGTGCTGAACTATCCCAATTTTTAGCAGTGTACATTGTTGGTTTAGTTGCTTTACCTCTTGAATGATTTTTAGCACCATCTTCACCAATCCCATAAGGTGGGTCAACAATAGCTAAGTCAAAATAGTTATCAGGATAACGTGCCATGAGCTGTATGTTGTCTTCGTTAGTTATTTCTATTTTATCAGTTATTTTCATATTCCTTAAGGTATAAATCAATTAAAAATTTTGTTTTTTCTAAATCTTCTTTAAAGTTTCCTTTCTTTCTGCATCTTATTACACGTTTGCAGATATCAAATTCCCATGAATTAAGACCTCTATCGTTAGCAAACTTATAAAGTGAACCATTTGTATTGTCGTAATGTTTTGGTGCGTTTAAATCGTTTGTTTCAACTTCTTTAACTTCTTCTTCTACCTCAAAAGTAAACGCATCTTTCACCCATAAGATACCATAATAATGAATTTGGTACACTTTCATGTCTGATTCTATTACTATTCCCTTGAATGTTTCTTTTCCTAACTCGGTAACCTTTACCTTAAAGGATTTGTCTTTGTGAATTGCATACATATATTAATCTATTTTAAAATTTTCGTTTATCCAGTTCTCAAATGATAAAGATAAGTCATTGTGTTGATTCATTCTTTTAAATCTATCTTCTTTATAAAGATGTTTAAAATATTGGTTTACCCTATCTTTTTTGAATAATTGTCTTAAATATTCTTTATCTTTTTTTGATTGTCTTTTTATTTTATCGATAAATTTATCATAACTATCGGAATAAATATTATTTTGATTCTTATTTATCTCGCTTATAACGTCATTTATAGACTTTTTAAGACCTTTATCAAATAGATTTGGATATAGTGGTACAATTTCTTCTAAGTAATCTTTTAAGATAGGCAAACAACCTATCATTACTAAACTTATTCTTTGATGTTCTTTAGTCATTTTCTTCATTTTTATAGTAACCTAATTCGCTCAATATTCTGCAATGTTCATTCTTTAATTTCCTAAAGTACCTTTGTTTAATTATACTTCCTTTTCTATTTTTTCTCATCACGTAACCATTTAAAGTATTTCATTTCTTTGTCAAAATCATCTTCTACTGATGTTGTTTTAACTTTCGAATCTATTGGAAAATTACTTTCATCATATTCGTCTTCTTTCAACTCTTTATCATCACTTAACATCATTGCGTATATGCCACAACTCGCAACAACTACGCATCCAATCAATACTAAACTAATCATTTTTTTCATTTATATAATTTTCAATAATTGCTAAATTTTCACTTGTTAGATTAATACCTCGTCTGAATCTATCGTAAGCGTGTCTATCTATTCGTTTTAATAGTTCATAACGTATTGCTATTTCAATACTTTCGCATTTAGTTTTTTTTGCTAACTTAGTTAATAACCTATCAAAGTTTTTTCTTGTTACTTCGTTTTTCTTTGTATCTGATACTATCATTATTTCTTAAATTTTTATAACCAATCTGAATTTATATTTCCAAAATACCATTCTGAGCCATCTTCTAAAGGTTCGGTGTTTTCCTTTAACCATTCTTTTGCATCTTCTTTTGTTTCAAATCTTTCTTTTAATTGGTCTATGCATTCTCCATCTTTAAAAAGCATTACATAAATAGGTTTATAATTAAAATTGTCTCCTAATGCTTCTGAGTAATTTCCCTCTCGCATTAATTGTTTATCTGATTTTTCCATTACTTACTATGTTTAATTATCATTAATTGGTCGTATAACTCACTATTGAAGTTACCTTTATTCTCCCACCATAATTGAGAAACTGATTTTGTTACTCCGTTATTTGTTGGAATGTAAACATTATCATTCCAATCTGCTTTTTTCACTGATTTTCTTTTAAATAGTTTCATCTTACTTGTTTATGAATTGATTAATCATTTTCTTTACTTCTTCGGTGTGGTAACTAAACACTTTATCTTTTACTTTTAAGCTATTTTGCGTTGCGTTAATCGCCCATATTATTGTAGCGTGATTGAATCCTCCGAACAGATCCCCAATCTTCTGCAATGGTAAATTTGTATTTTCACGAAGAAACCACATTACATACTGCCTTTTCATTAAAACTTCTTGACTTCTCGTTCTATTCTTTAAATCAAATTGGCTTATAACTGATTTCGCAACATTTATAGAGTAACTATCGTTTTTTTCGTAGTTACTCATTATGTAATAGTCTATTGGTAATCTCATTTTAAAAGTGTAATAAAATAAATAAAATATGGTGTTCATTCATTTCAGCAATTTCAATCTGAAACTTTGAATCTGATGCCAATCCTTTAAAGTATTCAGAGTTCGGATTTTCATTAACCATTTCTAAATGGCTCTTGTGATGTTTCTTTAAAATCTCAATATTCTTTGATAATGCTTGTTTAACGTGAAAGATTTTGTTTTCTAAAGAATCTACTTTTTTTTGTAAATTTTCCATGATTATATTTGTTTTAAGTTTAATACTCCTAATTCTTTTAACTTTTCCATTATCTCTTTATTCTTATCTTCTGCAGCTTTCATTTGCGTGTAGCTGTCAATATAACAAGAATAGAAATTGTAGCCTTTTGCTATTTGTAAAATTTCTTCGGTTATCTCATAACCCTCTTTCATTTCAATTTTCATAATTTTTGTTTTTTAAGTTTAAATGTGCGTTACAGTCGCACCCCTGTTTTTTTTAATTTAATCCTTGTTGTTTCATATAGTCTTCAAACATACTATCCATGAATTGTTTATTTTCAGTTATTTTTTTCATAAAACTTAAACCATGATTTACCCAATCTTTTAATAATTGTTTCATATCTTCTTCAGTTTCTAAAATGTAGTTGTTTAATTTAGCAAACATCATTAAGTTTTCTAATTGCTCTTGGTCTTTTTGTGTGAATTGTGCTTTCATAATTTTTGTTTTTTTTAAGTTTGTTTAATCTTTTCGTCTTTTTAGACTCATCAGTTAAGGCACACACCTTAAGAAGATTTGATAAACACCGCTACTATTATTTCGCTTGTATCTTGTATAATGCTTATCTCGTAAATAAAGAACGTTTTCCTTTTGTTTTACAAATATACGCATTTTATTTCTTAATAAACAAATTTGTTCACTACTTTTTTTCAATTATTTTCATAAAAAAAGCGTAACAAGTTGATTTGCTACGCTTTAAAAGTTAATTATTTTTTGATACTAAAAAGGTAAATCGTCTTTTTCCTCAACTTTTGGAGTATTATTTACTTCTTTTTTCTCTGCATTTGTGATCTTTCCATCGTTCCAAATTACAGAACCATTACCAATGTACTTTTTCGGCACTTTGTTTTCACGTTCTTCTTTACTTTGTTGCTCATACATTGTAACATTTTGCCCATATTGGTTAGTTTCATCTGAAATAGAAATTGTATAGTTTTTATAACCATCTTTTCCTTTAATACTTAAATTAATTAATGCACTCATCTTACTTTATTTTATTTATTATTACTTATTTTTAACTGCTAAACTTGACTTACTAAATGTTACTACCGGCACTTCTAAAACTTCTCCTGTTGATTCATTGAACGAAGATAATCCTTTTTGTTGATTCTCGTATACTGATTTGTATTTACTTTCAATTTCTGCTAAGTTATCTTTTGCAATTTTCCATTCTTCGATATGTTTAAAATCAAACTGCTTTCTCCCGTCAACACGTGTGAATTGATATTGACCTATTTTAAAGGTTTTATCGTACTTTTCTGATTCGTTGTACGCTAATGTATCAATTTGTTTTTTCGCATCGTTAAAACGTTTCTCTAACTCTTTAAATACACCAAACGCTTCTAAAGCATTAGTGAAACCTAAATCAACGTTTCTGATTACTAAATCAATTTGATTCTGAATTACGTTAATTGAATCGGTAGTTAATGTTACACCATTGTAGTTTTCTTCCATGTACATTTGTT